ATTGTTTTAGTTCAGCGAACTTTTCACGTACTTCTTGCTTGTCTTTTTCAGGCAGTATTGTAATATTTAAAAATGTTGGTATGTGTACTAAGTGTGCATTTAAAAGGCCGCCTCCCATAATATGTCCATCAATCAAACCAACATTCATCTTTTTAAAATTACTATTAACTTTCCATTTAATAAATTCGGGTATAGTTTTTATATTGAATATTTGTACTGCTGTTGCAATGCTAACATGAATGTTGTCGGGAGTGTTATCTAGTAAATGTAATGTGCTTTCAACTTGTTTAAAGTTAGTTGGAAATCTGATGTATTCGTCACGCTCTTTATACGAGTCGATACTTACTGCAAATTTAACTTTCTTAAACTTACTCCATATATCAATTAACTCGTTGTCAACTAGCAAACCATTGGAGTTGTACCTTACTAAAATTTTGTCAGCATAGCCCTGTGTAATAATTTCTTTAAGAAAGCGTTTATGCTCTTTGATCATTAACGGCTCTCCTCCAGCAAAATATACTTGTTTAAGGTAAGGTATTTGCGCATTGAGTTCTTGCCAAAAAGCATCTTTTTCGTGCCATTTGTTGTTAAAAAGTTTCTTATCCCATTGCATTTGTCTTTTAACTTCTGGGTCTTGTAGTACAGGAATAAGTTTTTTATGGTCCGCAACCCACTTACTTGAATCATGCGGGCTACACATTACACACTTAATATTGCATGTATGTCCTAATCTTAGATCCAGATATTTTAATTGTTCAGGCACGGTTCCGTCTTCTTGTGTTTGTGCAATAAGTTCTGGTATATCAATACCTTCATCATTTTTCCATGTTGCACTTTCCCATATACGTTTGCTAACAATGCCTTGTGACTCTTCTTTGAAACATCCTTTACAACTTGCAGGGATCTCTCCTTTAAGCATAGTTGTACGTACACTTTTCATGTAATCGTTATTCCATGCTTCCATTGGAGTATGTTTGCCAAAGTTTGCAGGTTTGCCATCTTCCATTTTTACAAGACCAACTTCGTGATCGTCTCCAGCTCCACTAGCATTAGCAGTACAACATAAGCGCATATCACCGTTAGGCCTAGTTGCCATGTGTATCCACGGAAGTACACAAAACGTACTACTAGAAACAGATTCAAGCTCTCTTTGAAACTTGCCTAATCTAGTATCTTCTTTATCGTAGTGCCAATCTGTCATAACATTTCTCTTTCAATAAATTGATCTTGTGGTTGTGAGATATTAAATGTTTTAAACTTACCACATGTTCTTGCACACATTAGCATTTTATCTTCATTCCATTTCTTTTTCCATATGTTTTGCCAAACGTCAGAGTCAATAATATTTTTTATTCCTTTAGTTGCATCAAGATTGCTTATACCGCCAAAGTCACTTATCATTTTACTATATTGTCCTCTTAACATATCTATAACATCTTCGCAAACATGTGCAGGATCATAATGAGTCATTGGAGTTTGTGCTAACCAACAACATGGTAATACTGTTTTAGAACCATCAATGTATATTTCTTTTATTTGTTGTACATGACAATCTATTTCTGCTTCGTCTAAAACTGATTTATAATTGTCAATAACTTCTTTAGGTAAAAAGTGTGTTTCGGTATCAGATGGTGCTTCTAAACTATACAGTGGAATTTTATTTTTATCCCATACATCATACTTAGGCTCAACTAAAAATCTTGATGTGTTTTTAACTGTGAAATCTTGGAAGCCTAAATCTTTTGCAATTTGTCTACATTCATCAACTTGGTGCTCGTTGTGTTTGAATTTGATATATGTCCAGTTAGCACGGCCTCCGGCTGCAATAAATGTTTTTGCATTTTCAATAATACGATTCCAATCTGTGCCAACTCTATATAATTTATGAGTGTCTTCTAGTCCGTCAAGAGCAAAGTAAACGCAATGGTCTTCTGGTAATGCTTTTGCTAGATCTGACCACCATTTTGCATTCCTTAAACTACCGTTTGTATGTATACCTATTGCTGTCTTAGGACTGGTGTCCTTTACATATCTGCACATATCAATAAGACTGTCATTTAGTAATGGATCGCCAAAGTTACCACAGAAGTACGCACGGTTAATTGTGTCTAATACTTCTTTGTTAATAATAGTTTTAAAATCGTCCAATGTCCATTGTACTATTCGTAATAGCGGATTTTCTACTCCGCTGTGTATGTTTCTTGAACACATTGGACATTTTGCTTGACAGTTTGTTGTTAGCTCAATGTGAATAGTTTTTAGATCATTAAAGTCAAACATTAAAGGTTTCCTATAATCATAAATCTTTTGTACTTAGGTAATTCTAATTCAGCTGAGTGTAATACTTTTAACTTAGACTTTCTTGCAAATTCTTCTAATGATGCACTACAGTTAACATGTTCTTCAAGGTCAAAATAGTTATTTGATTGTAATATTATCTTCGAGCCTTCTGGAACATTACTTAACCATTTATTATATTGTTGTTGACTAATATGTTCGCAACTTGTATTAATAACAAAATAAGGTTTATTTGTATATTCGTAATCACACATATCTGATGTTACTGCTATAAAACGTCCTTCCATTTCTTGACGTTTGTTAATTGTCAGTGCAACGGTTTCGCATACAGGATCAATGTCTACACTTGTAATATGTTTAAACCCTATGCTACTATTAAACAGCATGTTAGCTAACACTCCATTCCATCCACCAAATATAACTACTTCAGCATTGGCAACATGATTAGACTTTTCTAAAGTTTCAATTAACCAAGTTTTTGATTTTAACTGGCCTCCCCAAAAACTTTCAAGTGTACGGTCTCTATCTTCGCTGTTGCGAATAGCGTCCATCCAAAACTTTATATCTTGAATATCAATCTTCATTACTTTACCTTTGGTATCTTACTGTCTGCACTACTTACACATGTATCGGTAATACACTTAGTTGGTGTCTTAAACAGCGTAAAACCGCCCTGTAGCGTACCTAATGGTTTATCGCTACAACTATATGCTCTCTTGACAGTATCACCGCTTATAATGCAGCTTTGATATCCTGCGTTACATGTCCAATCTTTAAATTTATTAAATCCAAAAGCGTTCATGCGTTCAGCTTGGTCCAACCCATAGTCGTTGCCTTTGGCATCTTCCATGTACATTTGCATTACTTCTTTTTCTTTCCAGTGCTGTGGGAATCCTCTTTGCATTCTTGTGATTTGTTCTTCAGTGTATCCATGTACAACGAAAGATGCGGTGGGGTCAGATTGGGGTTTGAGAGTGACATTGATACCTCTGGTGGCAAATCGTTCCAGGCGTTCGTAAAGTTCCTCAAACATTTCAGGAACCATAACTTGATTGATCGTAACATAAACTCCTCCTTTCATAAGCTGAAGACATTTATCTCCAAACTCTTGTTCATTAGCAAACTCTGCATGATAACTTGCAGTAATACTTCGACGGTGTAAATGCTGTGTAGCATCAATAAATCTGTTCCACCATTTACTACCTGGACTTAAATTCGTTGTTAGATGCAAACTTAGATACTTAGCATCATCATCGTTGGCATAGTGTTCTATTAAATCACCAAACTTCTTATACGCAGTAGGCTCACCACCACTAAAGCTAAAGTGGAATTCTGTAAAGCCATTATCTCTAGCCTGACGTTTTATCTCATCAAGCGCATTAGTATATATTTCAAACTCCTGATGATCCGGTACATTCGTGTTTGCATACGGCCAACAGTAGCTACAACTGTAATTACAAAAGCGGCCTAATATCCAGCTAACATTAAACAATGGCTGGTCAAGCATGGTCTTTTGCCCAAACTTAACAATATTGTGAAACGGTATTAAAGTAAAATCATTCATTATATACGTATTTAACCACTTTAATGCTTGACAAACACAGTCTAGGCTTATATAATAGAACATGCAGCAAACGAATGCCGCATTTTAAAAGGAAAAATAGTATGAGTAATTTAGAAAACCTCAAAACAAACTTTGAGGCGTTTTTGGAAGAGAACGTAAAATTTGAAGCAGGCAACGGCGCAGCTGGTACAAGAGCTCGCAAGGCACTACAAGAAATCACTAAGGCAGCTAAAGAAATTAGAAAAGAAATTACTGACACAAAAAATGCACGGAAAGATACAGCATTAGGACAGTAACCACCCATAAACGTGTAGGGCCTTTGCGCCCTACATTTTATCTACACATAAAGGAAAAGTAAATGACAGCAGTACGTCTAGTATGCTATTCAAAAGCGACGGATGATTTTGAAGCAGAAGGTTTAACAGATCTACAGGAACTCATTGCATTTTGTGCAAAGGTTTCAAACCCTACAGCACAGATTAACAACGATACAAGCGAACGATTAATTAAGTATTTGATTAAACATCAACACTGGTCACCACTTGAAATGGTTAATGCCACATTGGAAATTGATACCACTCGAGATATTGCACACCAGGTTGTTCGACATCGTAGTTTTGCGTTTCAAGAATTTAGTCAACGGTATGCTGATCCAGCAAGTATGGGTGATCAGTTTGTAATAAGTGAAGCACGTTTGCAAGATCCTAAGAACAGGCAGAACTCTGTTGACTTAGATCCTGAAAGTGATGGACATGCTATTCTCCAAGGCACTTGGAAAAATAAACAACAAAGAGTAATTGATGCCGCAAAAGATGCATATGACTGGGCAATTGAAAATGGTATTGCTAAAGAACAAGCTCGTAAAGTTTTGCCAGAAGGCTTAACTAAGTCACGTTTGTATATGCAAGGTAGTATTCGCAGTTGGGTACATTATATTGACCTACGTGGATCCAATGGCACTCAAAAAGAACACATGGAAATTGCCCATGCTTGTGCTAAAGTAATTGCAGAAATCTTTCCGTTGATGGACACAATTAAATCGTAAAGAGAAAAAATCTCTTGACAAATGATATATATCAGCGTATAGTTAATTTTTCTACAGGATATACAGGAGCAAAAAATGGCCAGGGCTAACAAAGCAGCAGCTAAACCTAAAAAGAAAACCGTTCGGGCGGCACCTCGCATCATGCGTGGAGCAAAGCTAAAAGAACCTAGTTGGGAAGGATACGAAGAATGGACTGGTGAAGAAGTTCATAAGTTTCGTAGACACACTTCAACTTGGTACTACGAAAACTTCAAACCTGACGATTTGTATGGGTATGTTTACGAATGGATGAAAACTCAAGGTACGTATACTGAAGAACAGATTAAGTGGGCAAAAAATGCTCCTAAATCAGCATTAAGTGTTACGGCTGCTATTGTTGCTAGGATGGACATGCTTGGCGCACCTAGGGATTGTACTGTAGAAGCAGAACATTGGTTATCATTAGCTGGTACAAGTGGGCATTTAAAATCATCAATTGAATTTTTAGAAAAAAGAATCTATAATGCTATTGAACAAGGCAAAGACAAAATTGAAGAAAAGGTAGCTGAAGAAAAAGCAAAAAGCAATGTGCGTGTTCTTACTATTCAAGAACGTATTCGAGAGCAGTCTGTTGCAGCGTGTGAAAAGTTTGACCTGTGGTTGGACGACTTTTGTGACGATCCAAAGAAGTTTGATCCAAAGAAGTTTGACTTTGCAAGACATTTTGCAGTAATGAAAATTACTCAAGCTCATGCAAGGATGATAGCATCGATGTATCAGCCCGAACTTGATGAAATGAAAGAATATGTTTCACCGACTAAGTTGTCTAAGAAGGCAACTGAAATGGATCACGATCATGCAGCACAATTGCAAGAAGCATATGCACATGTTAACAAAGCTGATGCTAAGAAGTTTATTGCAGCATTAGATCGACTAGTAGGCGCATGTGATGTTATTATTGAATCTAGTAAAGCAACACGTAAGCCTCGTAAGCGTAAAGTGTACAGTGCAGATAAACTTGTTGCTAAGATGAAATATGCTAAGACTGATGACAAGTATCAATTAGCTAGTATCAATCCAGAAGATATTATCAAAGCTAACGAGCTTTGGGTGTTTAATACTAAAACACGTAAAATTGGCAAGTATGTTGCTGATATCATCGATCCGCTAGGTGCAGGTCGAGAAGGTAGTGGACTTAGTGTAAAAGGTACAACTATTACTGGGTTTAAAGAAACTGAAAGTATTCAGAAGACCTTACGTAAACCTGAAGAACAACTTAAAGAGTTTAAGACATCCGGTAAAGTTAAACTGCGAACGTTCTTAGATGATATTAAAGCGGTTGATATTAAGCTAAACGGACGCATAAATAATGATATAATATTATTGAAAGTACAATAGCGAAAACAGCTTTTCTGCGTAAAGGAATAAATAGTAGTATGGATCAGACAAAACTTAATCAAGCACTCTTAGACTTAGAATCAGCACTCACAAACGATGGTGGCTGGGCTACAAATCAGTCAGTAATGTTTAAAACCGATGTTAACGGCAAAGGCATATTTTGGGCTGGCAGCGACTACACTAAACAACTTGTGTTGATGGAGGATAATATCTTTTCAACTGAGAATGTAGACGTTGCTAAAAACAAAGGATTCAAAGTAGGTGGACTTGACGTATTAACACAAAGCGCACTAGGTAGCAGTGTTACTGAAAGTAACCTTAAAACATTAGGTAGATTACGTGGGTTGATTGTAGACGGTTCGATGTCTATTAACCAGTATGTTTACTACGATGCTGGATCTGATAGATTAGGTATTGGTACTGATCAACCAAATGGCCAAGTTAGTATTGCTGAAGATGGTATTGAAATTGTATTAGGTGCAGAAGATGCATCAAAAGCATATCTTGGTACATACGGTAGTCATGCTTTACACATCAAAACTGATAATCAAGATAGAATTGTTGTAGAAGCAGGTGGCAATGTTAAAATTACAAACGATGCAAAAATTGCTGGTAAGTTAGCAGTAGGTGTTTCAAATCCTGATGCACAGGTTGACCTACATGTTAGAGGTCCAATTAAATTTAACAACGCATTACACATTAACGGCACAGAAGCACCGCAAGGTGGAAATTACAATCAAGGTGATATTTGTTGGAACACTAAAGCAAGACAAAAATCATACATTGGTTGGGTATGTATCCAAGCAGGTAACCCAGGTATATGGGCACCATTTGGAGAAATTCGATAGCTTGTGCCAACGTTAGTATTAGGTAATGGAGAGAGTCGAAAAGGCTTAGATTTACCACAACTATTTCCAAAATACACATTAGTAGGATGTAACGCTGTACATAGAGATATGACGGTTGAACATCTTGTCTGTTGTGATCGACGCATGGTACACGAATCCACTGAGGGGTTGAACACAACGGACACAAAGATATATGTTCGTGAAGAAAACTATCAGTACTTTCGTAAAGTTAGAAAAGATAAACGTATTCATGCAGTGCCTGAACTTCCTTACACCGACGAACAAAAACAAAATCAACCTATTAACTGGGGCAGTGGACCGTATGCAGTGTTAGTTGCTGCAAACTTAGAGAGTGACGAAATAACTCTATTAGGATTTGATTTATACGGAATAAACGAGAAAGTTAATAACTTGTACAAAGGCACAGACAACTATTCAGATGAACATTCACATCCAATTGATCCTTCGTTTTGGGTTAGACAAATTGGATTAATTTTTAAACACTTTCCTAACAAACAATTTATTATAAAAAACATGCACGAATGGGACTTTCCAGCACAGTGGAAAAAGCCTAATGTGCGTTTTGAACAATTTTTTAAATCAATATCTTGACTTCTGCACAAGATCGTGTATAATTAGTATTATTATATTAACAAAAGGTCTTGGCGTCAACCCTTCTAATTCTGCCGCCCATATATAGGAGTTACAATTATGGGACAATATTTTTCAACAAAAACATACGGACACAACATTGGGTTGAGTGCTGTGTTTAGACAACCTAATGCTGATCATTCGCATTGTCATTTACTACACGGATACAGCTTACAATTTAAGTTTGTATTTGGTTGCAGTGATTTAGACAATAAGAACTGGGCAGTTGACTTTGGAGGATTAAAACCTTTGAAGGCTTGGTTAGAAGATCATTTCGATCACAAAACAGCAATTGATGTTAAAGATCCACACATGGAAACATTTATGGATCTTGAAGCTAAAGGCTTAGCAGAGATTAGAGTATTTGATGGTGTAGGTGCAGAGAAGTTTGCAGAACATGCATGGCAATTTGCAGATAAACTTATACGTGAAGCAACTAACAATCGTTGTTGGTGCGAGTCGGCAGAGTGTGCAGAACACGGTGCAAACAGTGCAATCTATACACCATATCATACACGCAGAGAAACATACAAGGAAGATTAAATGACGGAAGGTATGAGAATTATAGCAGGTCCGTGTCAGCACGAATCACTAAAGCAATCATTAAGAATTGCTGAAGAGTGTAAACGTGTATGTGAAAAGCACGGTATTGAATATTACTTTAAAGCTAGTTTTGATAAAGCAAATAGATCAAGTATTAACGGTCAGCGTGGACTTGGATTAAATGCTACACTACACGATTTTGAAACTATCAAAGATAGACTTCTTGTAAAGACAATCACTGACGTGCATACAGTACCACAAATCAATTGGATTACAGAAGGATTTAACGACACTGTAGATGCTTTACAGATTCCAGCGTTCTTATGCCGACAAACAGATTTAGTGCAGGCAGCATGTGCTACAGATAAAATTGTTAATATTAAAAAAGGACAATTCTTAGCACCATGGGATATTGAAAATATACTAAGTAAAACTGAAGGTGCCAAAGAGGTTTGGATTACAGAAAGAGGAACTAGTTTTGGATATAATACTTTGGTCGTTGATTTCACTGGTATGGATTACATGCTTAACAATATCAGTGCTGATATCGTATTCGACGTTACCCACTCTGTACAAAAACCAGGTGGTAACGGAAGCAGTAGCGGCGGCAATAGGGATTACGTTCCTGGCTTATGCCGGGCAGCAAGTGCTTTGGGTATTAGGAATTTCTTTTTAGAAGTACACGAAGATCCAGACAACGCACCTAGCGATGGACCTAATGCATTACATTTAAAAGATTTTGAAGCAGTGGTCGACAGCATTGTCCGCCATGCTGAGTGCTAATGAATGGCTATAGAAAACCACAACTTTACTAAGGCAGAACGTAAAGCGCAAAAAGCAGCTAGGCGTTTAGAAAAAGAGTTTAGAAATACTGATAAACTCCGTCAAAACGACAATGGCCCAGTAACAAACATTTTATGTGTTAGGTTTGGTAACAAGTACGGACACGAATATGTTATTAAACTACGCAACATGATTGCAAGACATTGTCATGTGCCATACACGTTCAATTGCTTAACTGATGATCCAAAACCTATAGAAGGCGTAAACAACATTGTTATACCAAACAAAGGATATCCTCGAGGTTGGTGGCACAAAGTACATATGTTTGATCCGTCATTACCATTAGAAGGTAGAATATTATACATGGATCTTGATGTTGTTGTACACAAGAGTATTGATAAATTTTGTAATGTGTGGCTAGATGATTTTATAGGAATTAGAGATTTTAATAGAAAGTTCCATCCTGGTTACAAACATTTAAACAGTTCAGTTATGGCATGGAATGCTAGAACCCAACAAAAAATCTTTCAAAGGTTTATTGAAAATCCAGCTCACGCTCAAAAACTCCACGGTGACCAAGATTGGATTTGGCAACAGTGTAGGGAAGAACTTAGATTTTGGCCTGACGAATGGATACAAAGTTACAAATGGGAAATACGCAGTCGTGATGAATTAACAATGCGTGACGGACAACGAAACTTTAGAGATATTAGAAACGATATTAAACCACATTCAGATTGCTCAATTGCAGTGTTTCATGGAGATCCAAATCCAGCACAAGTAAAAGATAGTTTTGTAGTTGACAACTGGCAATAAAGATAGTAATATAATATTATGTTTAACTTTAAACGAAATAAGAAAAGTTGGTTACGTTTTTACTCACTAGATGAGAACGTTGCTACCTTATATCCAATTGAGCCTGCAGGTAATGCAGACCGTAAATTTAATGATGTAGGAACTAGAAGGGTTCGCCCTGAAAGTGGTAATCAAATATCTAAAAATTGTCCCGGTATCAAACCGTTGATGAAGTCAGGATATGTTCTTAGAGCGCCAGCAGACTTTGTTATTAAAACAGGGCCTGATATTGAAAACCTTGGTTGGGAAGTTCCATTTCACTTTGTAAAACCTAATAGTGGCAATTACACTATTCAAGGATACGAGTACTATATTAATTGGCATGCGCCTTGGCAGACAGAACCATTAATTCCAGATGACACTAAGAATACAAATAAGCCCTATCATAATTCAGCAGTTAAAGTTGAAACTCCTTGGAGAGTAAAAGCTAGTGATGACATGTTGTTATTACAGATGCCTGTTTCGTATAACAACGAAACAAGATTTACGGCTGCTTACGGAATTATTGATCCAATGTATATGCATGCCATTCCTGTGCAATTGTTTTGGCATGTACTTGAAGGCGAGACATTAGTTAAAGCAGGCACTCCATTAGCACAGTATATCCCAATTAGTCGATCAATGTTACACGAACACGAAATAACAGTGGACACTGGCGGCGATATTGAACGAGAAGTTGAAGATGCATTTGTGTTTGCTAATCATCACAAGTTTGCTAAAACAGATAACGTAGTTGCTAAAGTACAAAGAGTAATGAAATTATTTAAGCACTTCAAAAAGAAATATCCAAAATCTAAACTTTAAAAAAGGAACTACTATGCTTAACAATATTTTAAAAGTCTTAGCTATAATTTTTTTAACAGAACTTTGTATCTTATACGGGTCTGATGTGTACACTATGTTATTTTATGTGGACCCATTTTATACAATTGAACCATGAAACGATTTATTTTTGATGTTGACGGAACACTGACACCTAGCAGGCAGCGCATTAATGCTGATTTTCAACGCTGGTTTTTAGAGTTCACATACGACAACGCTGTACATCTTGTTACAGGCAGTGACTATCCTAAAACTGTAGAACAAGTTGGTACTAGTATTGTTGAAAATGTTAATACTGTTTACAATTGTAGCGGTAGTGATGTTTGGGAAGCTGGAAAGAATATTAGAAGTTCAGACTGGGTTTTACCGTTAGTAGAAAAGTCTTTTTTAGATGGAAAGTTAGTCGAAAGTACATTTCCTTTACGCACTGGATTACATATTGAAAATCGTACAGGTATGGTAAACTATAGTATTGTAGGACGTAATGCTACAATGAAAGAACGCAAACTGTATGCTATTTACGACAACGAACACAACGAACGAAATAAAATTGCATCAGAATTCAATAATTTGTTTCCAAATTTACAAGCAACTGTAGGTGGCGAAACTGGTATTGATATTGCACCACGTGGCAATGATAAAAGTCAAATATTAAGCGACTTTGATTCTAATGACGAACTACACTTTTTTGGTGATGCTATGCACAAAGAAGGAAATGACTATCCTTTAAAGCGACAAATCATTGACAATGATTTAGGAATGTGTTATACTGTAATAGACTGGAAACACACTTGGGAATTATTAAAACAACATGATTAAACGTATAGGCTTCGCATGTAAATACATGCACCCGGACCAAACACAGACTAAGAAAGTATTAGAAGAAATTCAGCGGCCACTAAATACAAAAAGTACAACAGTACAGTGGCTTAATAGACAAACCCGTGAAGTTGCTGAAGAACGGTTGTGGGATATTATGGTTCATAATGTACAATCGTACATGAACCTAATTACATATGTTGGAGGTTTACCAAATGAATTACGAATGGTTAGACTTGGTAGTGATGTACTTCCTGTGTATACTCAGCATGAGTGGTCTTATTTTTGGCGTAAGCCGGATGTTGTTGCGTACTGTGAGAAAAACTTTGCAAACGTTGGCAAACAAGCAAGAGCCCTCGATGTTAGACTCTCCATGCACCCAGGCCAATTTACAGTCCTTGCTTCAGATAGTCCGGAAATAGTAGAGAGGAGCATAGAAGAATTTGAATATCACACCGATGTCATCCGCTGGATGGGCTATGGACGCACATTCCAAGACTTCAAGTGCAACGTCCATATATCAGGCAGGCAAGGTCCAGCCGGTATTAAACATGCAGTCAACAACAGACTTTCTCAAGAGGCGAGAAACACTATTACGATCGAGAACGACGAAAACAAATGGGGAATCGCAGACAGTCTTGAGCTTGCCAATACCTGCGCACTCGTACTCGACATACACCATCACTGGGCAAGAGAAGGTGAATATATTTTACCCACCGATGATAGATTTAAACGCATAGTTGATAGTTGGCGCGGTGTACGTCCTGCAATGCATTACAGCTACAGCAGAACAGAACACTTGCCTGAAGGCTTTGCACATGACACTATGCCTGATATGCCTGTACTATTAGAACAAGGCTACAAAAAAGGTAAACTAAGAGCGCACAGTGATTATTATCCTAATGATAAAGTTAATGACTGGGCATTAAGTTTCTTAGACTATGCAGATATTATGTGTGAAAGTAAATGTAAGAATTTAGCGAGTATTAAATTGTATGAGCATTACTTAGGCAGCAAAACTCTCGCCGCAGCCGCAGCTTGATGTTGCATTAGGATTTCTAATTACAAGTTGAGATCCAAAAACTTCTTTAACAAAATCAACTTCAGTGCCAGCGACATACATTACACTAAACTCATCAATAGCAAACTTGCCATTGGGTAAGTCAATAACTTCGTCATTCGCTTCAACAGCATCTTCCATCTTCCATTCGTATTGAAATCCGGCGCAACCGCCGCCCTTGACTTGAAGTCGGACGACAGGTTGGCCTTGTTCAGTAATCAGAGTCGACATGTGGTCGATAGCTGACTGTGTAATTGATACTAATCTTTTTTCCAAATTGTCCATGCACCATAACCGATTGCGCCATATGCTGCTATTTTAGCAAATGGTCCTGCTATTAAAACTATCACACCGACTGCAATTAAAATTGTCCCGTCCCATGATGTTCTTTCTTCTAATCTATCTTTAATCCAATTAATAGGGTTCATTTTGTTTCTCCATATAATTTTCGCTCACATGTATATTTAGTTAAAAATAATTTTAAAATTTAGAGATTGGGATGTCTTGAGATATTGGAAGATCCCATATTTGCTTTTGCTCTACACCTTTTCGTTGTGCAAATCTTTTGGCATCACAGTTGCTACACACATGAAAATAGTTGTTGCTTAATCTAGTTCTATTAATCTTCTTAAGGTCTCTGGTAAATACAGTATCACAATTGTCGCATTGTAAATGTACAATGGTTTTAGCTCGACAATATTCGTGAGTATTGCCTAATTTGCTTTGCCGAGTGTAATGAGTATTAATTCTTTCTGTCTTTATGAACATGTTATTATTTACTCTTTTACATTAGGCTTATAAAATTATTGGCTAAATATATGTAGATGAAAGACTTATTGGGGTTATAAATGGCACGTAAAATTGTAGATATTGGTAGTATTGGAAACGACGGTACCGGCGATAGTATTAGAGATTCGTTTCGTAAAACAAATGACAACTTCAAAGAGCTGTATAGCTCATTAGGACTTGGTGATAAACTTACATTTATTGCTCTTGATGATACACCACAGTCATTCTTAGGGCAAGAAGGTGCAATATTAGCGGTTAATCCAACCACTGACGGAGTACAGTTTAAGCAACTTACAGCTGGTCTTGGCATCACAGTTGATGATATATCAAACTCTAATCAAATTATTATATCTACTGAATTTAGTGAAATTTCAGGCGATACTTCACCACAACTAGGTGGTAACCTTTCAGTACAATCAGGTGGTAACACCTACAGAATTCAAGGCTTAGATACTCCGGTAACTTCAGATGAGGCTGCTTCTAAAGGATATGCAGATACTAAAATTTCAAGAGCAGGTGTTGGTACTATTGACCCTGCTACAGGCAACCAAAACGTAGCGTTTGGTACTATGACAGGGCCGTTAATTTTAAGCAGAAGCCCAAAGCCAGAAGATGACGAGCTATATGACGGCTTAATTGCTGCAACAAAACAATATGTTGATGGTGCAGCGTTTGGTAGTAGTGTAAATCTTTATGTTGCTACATCAGGACAAGACGAAAGAGTAGGTGTAAGTGAAGAACTACAAGGTAGAGCTCTTGCTTATGCATACAAAACAATTGAAGCTGCTCTAAAACGTGCAGAAGAAATTGTTTTAGAATCATTAGACGATATTGGTCCATACAAAAAACAACTTACTTACAATAACGGTTCAGGAATTGTAACACTATCACAAATTGATACTTCACCTGATTCAGGTACTGGATTTGCTGGTACTGCTAGAATGAGTGTTGACAAAGTTACAATGAATGCTCCTGGTGCAAACTATCAAGCAGGCGATATTATTACACTGTCGGGTGGTACAGGAACAAGTGCAACTATTAAGGTGCTTTCAACAGCAACTTCTCCAGGTGCAATTACAACGTTTCAACTAGTAGCACAAGGTGATTATACAGTATTACCAGGAACTGTAGGAGTTGCAACTACTTCCGATAGTACATTTGGTCTTGGAGCTACATTTGATATTACATATAAAGTCAATGGGGTTGATATTAGTGCTGGTGGTAGTGGTTATAGTTTAGTATCAGTAAGAGTAAGCGCAGCACTTCCGGCTGTAGGATCGTTTGGTAATGCAGTTATTAGTAGCGGAATTATTACTAGTGTTGACATTTTAGATGCAGGTTCAAACTTTACAACAGTACCAACAGTTGAAGTTGACTTACCAAGATTCTTATTAGCAACCGGCGGATATCGTACAGATTACACAGGTGATGTATTAACAGATACTCCTGTAGCATTTAGAACTAGAGACATTAGAGAAGGTTTATTCTTACGAGGTGAAACATCTGGAGCGTTAGCACAGATCCTAGCACACACAGGTGCATTAGATAGTAACGGCAACGAAATATTTGATGTTGACATTAAGTATGGTACATTCTTAATTGACGAAGCTATTTCATACGGTGACATTACTAACCAAGTACAAATTTCATTGTTTATTGAAAGTGGCATATACCAAGAAAACTATCCACTTAAAGTACCGAAGAACGTTGCTATCATTGGTGATGAATTTAGACGAGTATTAATTAAGCCAAGACCAGGAACATCGAGTTCTCCTTGGTCATTCCAGAAGTTTAGAAGAGACCCTATAGTTGACGGGTTGACTGTTGCAACACAATTATACGGTCATCATTATCTAAGTGATTCACTATCACCTGTATACCCTAAAATTGATAATGCAGGTGGACGTACAAAGGCAGCGGCGCTTATTAAATTAAACAAATCGTTTATCCAAAACGAAGTTGTTGAATGGATCAATCTACAGATTGCTACGAATACTGCACCGTTTACACAATCATTTACATATAATCAAGCACTATGTAAACGTGATGTTGGACTAGTTGTTGACGCTATGATCTTTGATATAAGGTATGGTGGATATAACAGAACAATTTCCGCAGGTTTAAAATATTATCAAAGTGCGAGTGGGCGTGTTGCTATTGGTGCGCAACTATCTCAAACAATTGCAGGTCTTGAAAGAGCCCAAGCAGCAATTGATTATGTTCTTACTAACGTTGCACTACCTGGCACAATTACTACTGCACTACAAATTATTGATACTTCATTCATAGCAGAAACTGGCTCACAAGGAGTAGTTGCTGAATTATTTGATGCTATTGAAGATGTTATGGACGGTTCAGGTTCAGTTAACTATCCAAAAGAAAATGATGTACTAGATGTGTTCTTAATGAACGATGCTAACATTATTAGAGCTGTTACTGGTCAAGGACATGGCGGCTTTATGATGGTGCTTGATCCAGAAGGACAAATACTTGCTAAGTCACCGTACTGTCAAGAATCTGCATCATTTAGTAAATCTATTAACAAGCAAACATTTGCTGGTGGTATGTTTGTTGACGGCTTTGCTGGTAACTTACAGTTTCAACATGCTTCGTCAACATCTAATACAAGAATTGAAGTTACAGGATTAGAAAGACTGCCGCAGTTGCCTGCGTCGTTTATTGTTGATGACACTGTTTTTAGAATTAACTATGTTAGAGATTTTGTATACAATAAAAACGGATCATCTGCATCATTTATTTTAGATGAAACTACAGCATTTACTAGAGCTGCTGGTGCTGCTGTAACAACTATTTCACAAGCAAGTCCAGCAACATTTACAAAAGTAGCACACAGACTACAAGAAGGTGCTGTTGTTAGATTTACTACAACAGGAACACTACCTTCACCGTTAGTAGTTGGGCAAGATTATTATGTATCTGGTACAAATATAACTACTAACACGTTCCAAGTTAGTGCTACGCCAGGTGGGTTAGACGTTAACACAACTACAGCAGGGTCTGGAACACATAGTCACGAAAGAATTTATGAAGTATTGATGCCTGGTAACAGATCAATGCTATCAAACGACTTTACACAAGTTGCTGATATGGGTTACGGCCTACTAGCAACAAACGGTGGTTTAACAGAAGCAGTATCTATGTTTAC